TTTTATTTTTTATTTTTTCTATTTTTTACACCGACCGCGAAAAGAAAAATGCTCAATATATATTTTGAAACAACTTAAAAAACATATCGCGTTAATTATTTAACAAAACAACTTAAAGACGCAACAAAAAATAAATGCTAATTAATTACACTGTTAAAATATACATAAGCTGCTGTAACTGTTAAATACATTGTTCTCATACTGCGTATCGGTAAGCGATTCGGGAAATTCTGGCAAAGATAGTAACTGATTATTGTTCGCATGTAAAGTATCCAATTTGTTTGGTAGCCGAGGTAAATGCGACAATTTGTTATTACTGCACTTCAAATTTTCCAAATTCGCTGGTAAATCGGGCAACGAAGACAACTGATTGTAATCGCAATGTAACAATTCTAAATCATTGGGTAGGTCGGGTAGCACAGTTAATTGATTGTGGCTACAAGATAAGGCGCAGCATTGTGCGGGCAATTGTGGTAGCTCAGTCAACTGATTGCGGTCACAAATAAGCGCTTTCAGTTCTGCTGGTAATAAAGGCAACAGAGGTAACAGATTATTACGGCAATCCAATACAACCAATGATTCTGGAAGCAAAGGCAATACTGATAACTGATTATTTTTACAGTATAATTGCTGTAACGTTTCTGGCAACTCGGGTAAAGAAGTCAATTGACAGTCTTCGTATTCTAATTTCAGCAATTTTTTAGGCAGCTCGGGTAAAGATGCTAATGGAGCACTAACACACGAGAACTCTTCCAAGTTTGTGAATTTAGTTAAATTAGGAATGCTAGTTATTGTTGATTCAATATCTACAATCTCAATCGCTGTGATTTCTTCGTGTGAAGCGTTTAATGGTTTCAAATTATCTAAAAACGTTTGCAAGAATCGTGTATCCTCAAACGTTACGACGTGGGCTACAGCGTTATTAATGGTAATTTTCATCATCTTCTTTGTTTTTGTATTCGCGAATAAAAAAACAAAATTAAAATTAAATTATTTCAATTTTTAATTGGAATACATCATAGGACTACCATCCGGCCAATCAAGACCAGCTGCTATTCTAGTAAAATTAGGATTATAATTTCTATTATAGTGATTATTTTGTATATTCCTTATAGTTTGTGTTAAATTATGTGAATCGGCCGCGGTTGCTATATCTATTGCGGTTAGTTTTGGTATTATAATTTCGCATCTACAAAAAGGACATTCGTTTTTAGTCATACCTTTATAACAATCGCCGCACATTTGATGTTTTGATACATCGCCAGTTGGGTTGATATGTTGTAATGTCACGTTAGTATTTTTATCTTCAAAACATATTTGGCAAGTAATTAATTGTTCCATGTTTACTATAAATATATTGGTTTGTTTTTATATTATTTTTTCTGCTTCTTCTCAAATTCATTAATAATGGCCGTCTCCGTGTCTAAAAACCAACTCAAGTTATTCAATTGGCGGCTTTCAAAGCTCCTCAGTGTTAGTTCTTGCCTCACACACAGCTCAAATGAACTCTCCTTGGTCGCCTTGGACTCATATTTGTCCGTCGTTTCTATCTCATTCAGTATCTTTACAATCTTTTCCTTGCCGGATTGGTCGCAACGGAAGCCAGTGCTGCGTTCATTTGTCGTATCCTTGATTTTAAATATCATATATTTTTTGTTAGTTTCAAAGCCGATGAAGCCCACATATTGATTCAGATTTGTCTTAAGCCGATATTTCTTCAGTATAGCCGGCTCCAAATCCCGCTTATCTTCAGCAGTCGCTGCGTGCCATCGGTCGCTATCTAATACATAAATATGTAGATTGTCGACACGCGAAGGTCCGTTAAACATAACGATACCAGTCAATCCCTTGGCCGCAATAAATTTATTCAGCAAATACGCCTTCGCCTTTGCGAAAAAATGCGTTTGTCTTGGATTAACAAATGACGCTGCGAGCTGCTTATTTTGGTAAATAAAATTCAAAAAGTCCACTTTTTCTTCCATCATGAGCCCATCCACAATATGTTCAATCAAATATTGGTCCAATATTTTGAGCCGATCTTGTTCCGAGGGCGCCGAAATAATGTCTCCATCGGAAGACATTTTGCGCATAACAACGCCGCAATAACCATACCAATTGTCTTTGCCTCGGTCTACCTTTGTCGTATCTAGCGCCACATTGTAATTGGCAAACATTTCATCTAAGATTTCTTGCCCCTTGGTATTATCTATTGCTAACACTTTGTCTAAACTGGTATTCGCAGCTTGTGGTCCTATATTATTCTTAAATTTAAAATTAATTACCTTATTTTTGTAGTCAATTGGAACCGAACGTTCATATACAGATATATGATTGTTATTCAATTCGCTGGGCTGGAATAGATAGTAGTCGCCTATATTCACCAAGTAGCCCGTGCGCCCATATTTGTCGGTAATATATTCCGTATTGTCGCCAATTATCTGTGTTAGTGCCGCATATATTTGCGCAATGGGGTATTTTTTCGGCGTGTTTAGAAGCCTAATGAGGTCATCCTTTTTATAAAAATATCGCAGCTTCATTAAAATCTTGATTTTCTGAATAATCTTGTCCGAATTAATCAGCATAAATGTCTCATTATAGGTTGCCGTATTCAACATATTTTCGTCAATTTCGGCATCGGGAATACATTTAAACTCGCATTCCATAAAATCGCATGTAGGTGTATCATCCATATCACCAATCGCAAAATGGTCTAATCTTTGATGATCCGACAGTACTTGATATATATCCATATTGGCCTCAATTTTATTGAAATTCTCTGCTGTAAATTGGGTTTGGTCGTGATTAATGATACAATCCACGGCTGTCTGTTTTAGCAGCCGAGTTACCTTCCCAATTTTGACTGCTTTAAGTTCCGATATGCGATAAACATATAAATCGGCCGCCTCCTCTTCAGAATTTTCCAACATGGTTCCGTATAAAAATATTTGGACATTTCGCTTGCTAAACGGCAAATCCTTGTGCGAGAAATTTCTGACGGCGCGGCCAATAATTTGCTCTATACGGTTGACATTGTACCACGGCTCTAAAATATGGACTTGGCGAATGGCTTTAAAATCCAAGCCCTCGGAGCCCGCTTGCGAAATCAGCACAACCTTGATTTTTTCGCCGGATATATCTACGATATTGCCGTCTTTATCTTTTTCAAAAATGTTATCGTTGCTAGTAATTGCTTTTACGTCGGCGTCGTTATTTGGCGATATACGCGTGTCACCGGTTATCATCACGTATCGCGCCGGCTTGAAATCCCGCTTATTCGCGGGCGGCTTCATCGTCCTTACATCTACAACGGGTGTAGGCGGCGTTTTAAACAACGGCTGCGCTTTTTCCCCGTATCTAGTAAAGCCCATTTCTTCTAGGGCGAGGGCCATGGGGATAATACCGGCGTCAATGTAGGAGGAATAGATGAGAATAATGCCGTTAGCAACGGTACCTTTGGTGCCATCGGCGACTTTAGTCCCGATGGTACCTTTGGTGCCGTCAGATTCCTTTGTAGCAACGGTACCTTTGTCTGAATAAATATAGTCACATATGGTTTTAATTTTGGCACTATATTTGCCGATTTCGTCTCTGCTAAAGACGTGCGGTACGTTTCGTTTGTATTCAAATTGCCCCTTAATGGACGGCGTCTTGCTGTCAATAAAATTCATAATTCGCTTCAGACCTTGGCCACCGGTTAGGTCCTTGGGGTCAATATCTAATATGGCGCGACCAGTTTCGCTTTTAGCTCCTCCCAAAAAAGTATTTGTATTTGTTTTCATTTTTGGCGTATCATGCGAAACCACCTCGTTATATTCCGTCGGCAAATTAGTATGGGTCTCGCCCTCTACAATATGTAGGGCTGACTTTTTAGCTTCTAGGGGCTGATTGTAGAGCGCACTAGATTGTGTAGCGACGGCGACACTCGGGACCGCATTCTTTCTAGGGCGCCTTGGTTTCGGTTCCCTTTTCTTAGGCATAATTTCCTCAATCGGTTCTTTAGATTCTTGCTTTGATTGTTCTTGCTTCGCTTGAAGGCGCCCCTCGCACTCTTTAAGTTCTTTTTTTAATTCAATAATCTCCAATTCTTTGTCGGCAATTTCAAATTCAATTTGGGTAGTTTTCTTCTTTCTTTTGGGGGGTTTTTGGATTGGTTCTTGTTCTAGAATATCCGTGTTGACCGCCATTTGTTTAAGTAATTCAGATTCCGCATTTTCCATATTATCAATATTAGCGTCTATACCTTCCGTGATAACGGGCTCCGACTCCAATTCTGATTTAGGTTCAATTCCTATTTCAGATAGCTGCGGACCGTTTTCTATGGCATCATCAATTTCTTCCACAATTTCTTTCTCTTCGGAGACAACGGGTGCCAAATCTTCTTCCAAATCTTCTTCCAAATCTTCTTCCAAATCTTCCACGGCTTCTTTTATCTCGTCAAACGGTTGTATCGTCTCCATCAATTGTTCCAAGCCAAAAATAGGATATACAATATTGAGCGCTTCAATCGGTATTTGTAAATCGGTGTAGCCAAACGATTTCAAATTGGAAAACGTGGGCCTTCGCCGTTCTCTACCTTGCCTATTTACACTTGTAAAATCGCCTCGGTTTCGCAGCCTATCCACTATATATTTATAACCCATTTGTTGATACTCGCCAATTGCCGTCAAATATAGACTAAGTTTTTCTATTTTCTTGTCTTTGGGAATCATTTTGCCGTTGATTTGGTAATTCGGGTATTCAGCCGCATCTTTAAACGTATTATCGGGACTAAACCGATTAGGATAAACACGGAATGGAAATGTATACGGGTTTTCTCCGCGTACATGCGATACATAACCGGTGGCTTTCCGAATAAAGATTTCTTTGCCTATTTCATATCCCTCTGAATCCACCTTGAATTTCCCATTTTTATCAAAAATGTCGGACGTAGTGACAATGCCTCGCCTATCATTCATATTCATCAAATTGAGCAGCCACACAATTTCCTTATAGCTGTTAAACATCGGCGTCGCTGATAATAATAAAAGCCGCAAATTGGAAACAACGCTCACCAAAAACATCAGATTTTTCGCAACGTTCTTGTTCTCATTGTCGTCGGAAATGCGAATATTATGTACCTCATCAATGACAATCAAGCTGTCGCGGTAAGCTTGCTGTAAATTGAATATCTTTTGCTCCATTTTAAAACTCGGATCAGCAACCTTGGCAATCTCATTTGAAAACTGCAAATAACCGCGAAACGAATACGATGCGTTGATTAAATTCTTCACTTGTTGTATCACTTTTTCTCTTTTTAACCCCTTCATTGATGTAGGGTTGATTTCTTTTAATAGTTTGTTGCCCAAGCACCCCTTCATAGTCCAAATGCCATCAACCTCCTTCAATTTGCGTTCGTCAAACAGTTGTAACTTGAAGTTGTCTTGAACGTTGGGACTAGCTACAATAATGATGTGTTTGTTGATGCCCATTTGCTGTAAATAGTCGCGCATTTCTTCGCAGACGCCAATAGCCGAACACGTTTTGCCGGACCCGAGTCCGTGAAATAGCAACAAACTATTATATGGGGTCTGCAACGAGAGAAAATTGCGAACAAATGCTTGCTGTGGCAGCAATTCGTATTCGGCAGCACTTAATATATTAGAGTATTTTTCTACATCGTGGATAGAACCGTCATATTTAGTGTCGTAAAATTCTTCTTTTTGTGCAATTTTAATATTAAAATTAGGATCATCCAAAATAGGATACAAATAAGGAGTTTCGTCGGGATTTGTAGCCAATTCTTCTCTATTTTCGTATTCTATGCGAAGTTGTAATTTATTGTTACCACAGCCTTTACTGTATAATTTGTTAAGTTGTTTATCGTCGCATATTTCTTTGTTGGAGTCGCCTTTATCTTTGTCTCTAGTTTGTTCATGTTGGTTTATTTCCATTTCTTCTGCCATATCTTCAGCCATTTATATAATACTAATATATTCTATATTCATTTAAAACTTTATTAATATTTTGTATAATTTGTTTTTTGTCTAAATGATAGGGACGAATAGCAGCGAGACATTCGTCTACTGTTTTCCATTCAATTTTAGAAACTTCAGTTTGTTGAAAATTTAATAATTCATCGTTTATTTTGTCGGTATATGCTAAAAAATATTTGTGTTTATATGATTTGTGATTGGAACCAATAAAAATTTCTTCAAATGGCAACACATTTTCTATAATTTTAATGTCTAATCTTGTTAACCCGGTTTCCTCTTCAAATTCCCTTATAGCACAATCTAAGTCCTTTTCTTGGAAATTGCGGCGCCCTTTGGGAAATTCCCATTCAGTTTCGTGCCATGTAGTGGACGCATTATCTATCAAAGTATTGATTGTTACCAAATTGTTGTTGTCATCTAAGATGCCATTTTTTAATGCGTCAAATTTTTTATTGCTTGAAGACTCCTCTAACTTATGTTGTAATGATGTTATATTTGTGCCCCACATTGTTTTCCATAAAGTGTCAAAATTG